GGTTCACCGGCGAGCCGGATCGGTTCGCCCGCGACTTCCAGATTAACGACACGGTATACCGGCGGCTCGACCCCGACTATTACGCCTGGCTGCGGTCGCGAATGGTGCTGGCGAGAAAGGCCGCGACAGCCGGGCAGCTCGACGCGGCCGCGTTCGAGGAATTGCGCGCACGGTTCAATGCCATGCACGAGTGGGCCGTTGAGCGCTTCGGCGAGGATGAACTACTGGCGGCGGTGCGAACCGTTCGTGCCGGCGACTACAAACCTCCCGTGGCCGAGGATGAAGGGACGCGCGTTCTTGTGCCGGGCGTGCGCAAATCCGCCGCCGATGAGATCTCGCCAGAGGGTATGGCCTTGGTCGATTTGATCAGCGAGCATGCCCTTTCGCTTGGCTGGAAACGACAAAGGCTGTATGCCGCTGGCAGTAGCCGGATCTTCGACGCGCAACGGGGGCTTGTCTGCTTTCTGAAGCCCGGCGACCGGATTGGCGAAGTCACGCTCCAATCCATTGAGATCATTCACCCGCTGCCGTCGGAGGTGCGCCATCGATTCTACAACCCGGATGTGGATCAACCGTGGTTGAAGAAAATCGACGGAGCCGCTCAGAAAAGCGAAAATCCATCGTGCCCTCCGGGTATTAGTAGATGAAGCGTCGGTTCGGACGACCAGCGCCAAGCGCACTCCCCGAAAGATCCCTTCCCGTGCTGTAACTCCCTGCGGGCATACCCGCAATCCCACCTGGGCATTACACGAGAGCCATGCGCAAAAACATTCGAATCGAAAACCCGGTGTCCGGGTGTGGCTTCACGTCGAAGAATCGCGCCAAGCGTTTCGTGGCGCAAGGACGTGCGGAATGGGTGCAAGTCGGAATCTCAATCCGTTTCATCCAGTCGGACCACCGGAACAGTTCTGCGCAGAAGTCCGTGGACCAAACGCGCTGGTCGTATGATCGGGCGGCGAACACCGGCATGGCTCAACTTGCTGAGCTGGCGAACCTGCCCATGATCATGCCCGGTGTTGCCCTGGGAATTGGCCGACGCAAGGGTGCCAGCAGACATACTTTCCTGGCGACTGAGGGGTGCTGATGCCGATGACTTCAAAAGTTTTGAAGTCGCCGCGCCGCCAAAGTACCCGCCGCCGAGATGGGTGGACCCATGAGGGCACGTAAGAACGGCAAGGGCGGCAAGCATGTCGCGATCCAGCGCGGGCTCAGGCCAACCGGCAGCGGTTGGCCGTTCCGCCGCGAACTTCGTGAACTGGCGTCGATGTGTTTCGGTGGACATCGGGGGCCAATACGGCCGACCAGCCGTCCCGTGAAGGAGCCAACACCATGCCGAGCGTGATCACACCCGAGGTCCTGGCGGAGCGCGTTTGCAGGAGGCTCGACCTACCCACGAAGGACAACGCCGAGAGCCTGACCGAGATCCTGCGGGTGGCACTTACCGAGACGCGCGACCTGGCGATCGGAGCGGCAAAGGCTGTCTGCCTGGAGATCGCGGAGGACGAAGCCGAGCGGTGCCGCAGCGTAGGGGCGACAATGGCGCAGCAGACGGCGCTGACCATCGCGGCTCGCATTCGTAAACGGCATGTCGAGGTGGCCCGCAGCAATTCAGGGACCTGACCCCGCATCGGCGGCCGCGGCTTGAAATGTTGCGCAGTTCAACCAGTTAGACGGATTTTTTGAGGTTGTCGCGGCGGGTTGTCACGTTGGTTGTCACGCGGATGCGGACGCCTATCGCGCCCGGAAAGGCGGCCTGAGATGGAACCGCGCAGCAATTGATCGTTGTCTGGCGTGCGTCCACTACTGGCCGCGCCCTAGCCGCCCCCGACTCAATGATTTACGGCAGCGTGTGTTCGGGCATTGAGGCTGTGACCGTGGCCTGGAAGTCGCTGGGCTTCCGGCCGACATGGTTTGCCGAGATCGACCCGTTTTGCTCCGCGCTGCTGGCGCATCGACACCCGGGTGTTCCCAACCTTGGCGATTTCACGACCATCGAAAAAAAACGCTGGCCAATCGACGTTCTGGCCGGAGGAACCCCCTGCCAGTCCTTCTCCCTCGCCGGAAGACGTGGCGGCCTGGAGGATGCGCGTGGCAACCTGGCCATCGAGTTTTGCCGGCTTGCTGGCCGACTGCGGCCTCGTTGGATCGTCTGGGAAAACGTCCCCGGTGTTCTGTCCTCGAACGGCGGACGGGACTTCGGCTCCATCATCGGGGCGCTGGCGGAACTCGGGTATGGTTGCGCCTGGCGAGTGCTGGACGCTCAGTTCCTCGGAGTGCCCCAGCGACGCCGTCGCGTCTTCGTTGTCGGACATCTTGGAGACTGGCGGCGTGCCGCAGCGGTACTTCTTGAGCGCGAAGGCTTGTGCCGGGATACTCCGGCGCGCCGCAAAGCGCGGGAAGACGTTGCCGGCGCTCTTGGCGGCGGCACTGGCGAGCGTGGCTGGTGCAACGACCTTGACCGGTCGGGAGCGTTCGTGTCCATGAGCCTGAACGCAAAGGGAGGCAGTGGGCGGCTCGATGGTGAGAGCGAAACGTTCGTAGCGTCCGGTTGCGGGTATTGGAACGAATCGGCGTCGGCGGAAACGCTTGGGACGCAGGGGCGCGCGCTCTACGAAAGCACTGCCATCGTTGGCCCGCTGCCACCGACGGCGTTCTCCGCGAAGGACCACGGAGCCGACGCCGGTCCCCTCGCGCCGACGCTCCGCGCGATGCCGCACGCCGGCAGCCATGCGAACGCGGGCGGCCAGGTCGCGGTGTGTTTCGAGAGTCGCGTTGCGCGAAACGGGCGCGGAGGTCCATCTGGAATTGTGCCGCCGCTCAAAGCGCAATCCGGCGGTTCTGGGCGGGGCGACGGCGCGCCACTGCTCGCGGTCGGCGGGCCACTGGCGGTTAGGCGATTGACCCCGCGTGAGTGCGAACGCTTGCAGGGGATGCCAGACGATTACACGTTGATCCCATTTCGAGGGAGAGCCGCAGCCGACGGTCCCCGGTACCGCGCGATTGGAAACTCTATGGCGGTGCCAGTGATTCGGTGGATTGGCCGCCGAATTCAGATGGTGGACAGCATTGGTGGCTGACGCGCGTGTCCCTCCCGCTATGGCGCGGCAAATCGAACTGTGGCCTGTCGAGCGGCTGGTCCCCTACGCCAGGAATGCACGGACGCATTCCGACGACCAGATTGCCCAGATTGCGGCAAGCATCGTGGAGTTCGGGTTCAACAATCCCGTCCTGGTGGACACCAACGCCGGGATCATCGCCGGCCACGGACGCCTGTTGGCCGCGCGGAAGTTGCGGCTGGAGTACGTGCCGGTGGTTGTGCTCGACCACCTCAGCGAGACGCAGAAGCGTGCGTACATACTCGCGGACAACCGGATTAGTGAGAACGCCGGGTGGGACGAAGATACGCTGGCGGCGGAACTCGGGGAACTGCAAGCCGCCGATTGGCGGCTCGATCTGCTGGGCTTCTCCGAGGAGGAACTGGCCAAGCTCCTGGCCGATACCGAACCTGCGGCAGAGGCTCCTGCCGCGACTGAGGAGGAGATCCCCGAAGCACCGAGTGAGCCGGTAACGCGGGCCGGAGATGTCTGGTTGATCGGAAAGCACCGGCTGATCTGCGGGGACTGCCGCGATCATGGGACGCGCGCGCGATTGTTCGACGGGCAGAAGGCGAACGTAGTGATTACCTCGCCGCCATACGCTACGCAGCGCGAGTATGATCCCGCGAGCGGCTTTAAGCCGGTGCCGCCGGAAGAGTACGTCGATTGGTTCCGCGCGGTGGCCAGCGGCGTCGAAGCGGTGCTGGCGCCGGACGGTTCCTACTTCCTGAACATCAAGGCGCACGCCGATGAGGGCGAGCGGAATCTCTACGTGATGGATCTGGTGCTGGCGCACCGGCGGCAGTGGGGATGGCGCTTCGTCGACGAGTTCTGCTGGCGCAAGACCGACAACGGCGTGCCGGGCGGTTGGGGAAATCGATTCAAAAACGCGTTCGAGCCCATCTACCATTTCTGTCGCCAGCAGCAGATTAAATTCCGGCCTAAGGCGGTCGGGCACGAGTCGGAGGACTGCTTCGATTACAACCCGAACAATCCGAAATCGACTTCCGGCAGCGGCTTGCTGGGCACGGGGCCGCGCGGCGCGGCAGCCGATGGCGGCAAGAACCAGAGCGCATGGCAACGGAGCCGAAGCAGCCTCTCCGATGATTCCGAAGGCCGCCATGCGGGTGTCGCGCGGCCTTCCAACGTGATCGAGGTCCGCACGGAGTCCGGTCAGGGATCGCACTCCGCTCCGTTCCCGCGACCGCTCGTCGAGTTCTTCCTGCTGGCGTTCAGCGATGCCGGCGACGTGGTGTTCGATCCGTTCATGGGGTCTG